CTCCCAAGGGTTGAGCCCCATAATTGTCCCGATTTCACTACCACCGAGTGAGTAAGCCCTAGCCTCGTGCCAGTCTGCTGAGCCTGACTCAAAGACTCCTACGAGCTTTGCGCCGTTGAATGTTTCTGGTGCATAAACCTGCATTATTTCCCCTTTGTTCGGTAGGGTTACTCTACGATGACCCTGCGACATTTTGGAATTTTGAGTAGCGAATACATACAGCTACTCGCACTCATCCGTTCGCAGCCTAGCAAACTTCCCTGTGAATGGAAACCTGAGTATTGGTTTCCCGAGGACATCGCTGACCCTATCGTGAGGACCAAGGCAACAACGCTGGCTTTGACAGGGTGCAGGTCATGTCCTATCGCTGAGCAATGTTTCACCTATGCGCTAGAGAACAATGAGCGTCATGGTATTTGGGGTGGCAGTCTTCCGTCTGAGCGGATTTGACAGTTGCAATAAACAGAGAGTATGTTGCAGGTTATGAAACCTGAAGTCCTCTACATGAAGCTTGCAAAGGCAATCGAAGAAGCCCCATCTATACCAGGGTGTCAGACATCTGATCCTGAGATGTTCTTTCCTGAGCCTGGCTATGCGTACACAACAAACAGAGAGCTGAAGTGGGCGCTAGAGATGTGCAAGGCATGTCCTGTAATTCGTGAATGTGGGGAGTATGCCGTAGCTGCTAATGAGGTGCATGGTATTTGGGGTGGGATGACCCCTAATGAGCGCAGAAGGCTAAGAGGTTGGGATAGGGGTAGACCTAAGTTAGAAGATGCGTTACTTAAGGATAACTAGCTAACCTTAAGTAACATCGTCTTTTGCGTCTTTGTCGTAGAGGTCATCATCGCCGTCGAACACGACATCATCAAAGTCAAAGTTGCCATCCTGAGTAACCTTGAGCGCATCCTCAACAGCTTCAGAATCGCTTTTAGCTACAGCGGCCCTAAATGCGTTCTGTAGATCAGAAACCTCTAGCGTTCCCTTCCAAGCGATAGCAACACCGATTGTTGTAAATACGACTGCAAAGGCAGAACCAATGCCGATAAGAGTCCCCATCAGGGCATCTCCCAAGGCAGCGCCTACTGCTGTGCCGCCGAAGGCTGTTGCAAGGGTTAGACCTAGTGAACGAACTAGGAACTGCTTGATTGTTTCTTTCACTTTGTAGCCTTCTTATTTGCCTTGATGAACTCGATTGGGTCTTGCTTCACCGAAGTCGGCCCGAATACGCCTTTGATTTCTTTGCTGACAGTTAGGTGCAGGTGAGGACCAGAGCTGGCTGACCCTGTGTTGCCCACAAAAGCGATTGTGTCACCCTCTTTGACCTTTGTGCCTACTGGCAAACCTTCTGCCTTTAGGTGGCAAAGACCTATGTAATAAAGACCTTTGTCCTTTCCCATAACTCTCAGGACTGAAACATTGCCCAATACTTGTGAAAATTCTAGCAACACAATAGTCCCATTAGCTATAGCTGGAATTGGAGTGCCTTCTGGCCTAGCCCAATCCACGCCGCTATGGGGTTGTAAATTGTGCTTGCGTCTGTATTCCGAAAGCGTTCCAAATCTTCCAGTAATGAACTTTGGCTCAAATGGAAATCTCATGCTGTAATTCTATCAGCGGTGGTAAAATAGAGTAGACCCCAGCGATGGCAGCAACCACCCTGGGGCATGAGCCAAGATAGGACCTTGACTATGGAAGAGTATAAGACCTGCACCAAGTGTGGTCAAACTAAGCCTCGAACTAATGAGTTCTTTTATAAAAACAGCCGTAGCCCTGACGGACTGAGACCTGATTGTGCTGATTGCGGTAGGCAAAGATCTGCTAATTACGCTAGACAAAATGTTCAGGCTAGTCGTAATCGAGCTAATAATTGGCGATTGAATAACCCAGAGCGCAAAAAAGAAGCAAATGCTTTATGGTATGAGGCTAATAAAGAGCGTATTAGGTCTGAGTGGAAAGAGCTTTATGCTAAAAATCCTGAGCCTTATAAGGTCAGTAGTCGAGTCAGAAGGGCTAGAGAAAAATTAGTGCCTTACGAAAGATACACAGTAGATCAAGTTATCGCTAAATGGGGAGAGTTGTGCCACTTGTGCGGGTTGCCTATTGATTTGACTGCACCAAGACAAACAAAGATACCTGGATGGGAAAATGGTCTGCATCTTGACCATGTTATTCCAATTAGTCATGGTGGCCCTGACACCATAGAAAATGTAAAGCCTTCACATGGCAAGTGTAATTTGACTAAGAATGGACAGAGCCGAAAAAAGCCTAAACCTGTCTGACGAGTGCAACTGCGATCGCACCGATGACTGCTCCATACACGCTGTAAACCAGCTTGGCTATTAGCTCGACTTTGCCTAGTCGGTTGTCTAGCTCTGCAACCTTCTCAGGTAGGTGCTTCAAGCCTCGAATCTCTGCCACCATCTCAATCTGAACGGCGTTGATCTCCATGAGTTTCTCGTAGACCTGAGCGTTCGTGATGCGAACAGAGTTTGTTTCGTCAGCCATGAGGCTATTTTAGCAGGGCAGCGATCTCGTCAGCGGTAAGTCCCAACTGAGCGAGCTTTGCTTCGGCTGATGCCTTAGCTGCTAGGCGAGAGGCTTCTTCGGCTTCTCTTGCCTGGCGATCTGCTTCGGCTTGAGCTGCCATTAGCGCTCGTTCTTCTAGCTCTGCTTCGGTGAGGGGAACATAAGTTACCTCGCCCGATGAGCAGTCTACGATTACCTTTAATGGGGTTTCAGTCATTGTCTTTTCTTTCGTCTAGTTATCAGGATACTGTCGTTGTTCCGTCTGAGCCTTTAGTAATTCCGTATAGCGTAGCGCTAGAGCCTGCCATTAGTGAATACCCACCTTGCTCGCTAAGGACTATTGAGGAAATGGGGTCTGTCCCAGTCCATAGACCTGCGGAAATGTATTGTTGCGCCTGAGTAGCGTTATCTTCACCAACATCATCTATAGAAACGCTTTTAGCAACAGAGCTTGTGTAGTTGGGAATGTAAATTCTTGTGCTGTTGAAGGTGTTGCTGGTTGCGCCATTTGCAGTAACTCTTATGACTAAATTGCTGTCTGTGAATGAAGAAACACCGCTACCATCTCCAAACAAAACTCGCTGCGAGTATCCAGTTGTAACACCATTGAATCTAAGGAAACTATCGCCCCAAGAGCCAGCTGGGTTAGAAGTGCGAACGCTGTATAAAACCATCAGGTCTGTAAAAGTGCTGGGAATACTGCTAAAAGTTATCGAACTCTGCGCACTCCCTAGCTCTATGTGCTGAATCAATGTCATACTCAATTTAGATCCGCCTTATCCAGAGATTCCGTAGAGTGAGAAAGTCGTGCCGCTGTTGAAGTTGTGCGTTACCTGATTCAGAACCTTTATGGCGTTTACGGCTGCTGTGCTGCCCCAGCGACCTGCAAAAGACTGGACTGTTTCAGGGTCGTTCGAGCGAGAAAGAAAGGTCTTGTGCTTATCCGTTGCCGAATAGTCCATAATGCTGACAATAATTGTGCCTCGGTTACTGCTTTTTAGCTCACCGATTAGTCCTACTGTAGAGTCACTAGACGAGAAAGTAGAGCTTCCGTTTCCACCCATTCGCACCCAAGACAGGTTTCCTGTATCTCCGTTAAATTGCAATCTAGGGTTTGTAGCTGTTGAAGTAGTGCCGTTGATAACTAGCACTAGGTCTTTATAGGTATTCGGGATTGAGCCAAAGTTAACCTCCGAAGCCGAACCGCTTAGAGTCAAGTTTGCTAATGGCGTGTATGTCGGTGTCGGCACTTAATTACCTCGTATTCCATAGATAGAGAAGCGACTGTATTGCACAAAGCTTCCAAACAAAGGCAATAATGTTGCGCTAGAAATTGCTGCTGTATTTAGCCATACTCCAGAACTTAAAAAAATTGCGTTCGAACTTGTTCTTCCACCAAGAAGGCGAACTGTCTTATTTTTGGTTTCATAAGCGTCAAGAATGTCATAGACACCTGCGCCAAAGTGATTGACCGTGGAAGTGGCAGCAGTCAAAATGTAAGTGTGAATCCCTGCTCTAAATGAATCGTCAAAAGACTGAACTGCGCTTCCAGTTCCTTCTAAAGAATGAGAACGATAATTTGATGTCGAAGCATCGCCATTGAATCGCAGATAAATTCCATCATTATTGTTGTTATTGCTACTGCGACCTACCGCCCTAATCTGCAAGTGCTGATAAGTAGTGCTGTAAGTGTTCAAGTTAGAGAAGGTAACGCTCGCTGCCCCACCTGAGCCAACAGTAATCGTTTCAATTAGCTCATAAGTCCCAGCGCTTGCTCGCACACCTGCCGCTGCGAGAATACCTAAAGGAATTGGCATTAGACAGTAACCCTTCCGATAACTCGATAGGTGTTGTTAGCGACCTTGTAGACAGTAGCAGCGTTGTATTGTTGGTCAATCTTGAAGGTGACTGCCGTTCCTGCCGTTCCTGCACCTGCCCAACCTGTCACGCCTGTTCCTGCTGCGATAGTTACTGTTCCTGCGCCGTCACGAATGATGTCGAGTCTGTCACCGACTGAGTAGAGATCGGGGACAGTTACAGTTGCAGCCGCAGCGTTGGTCATGTAGATAAGGTCATTCGCATCGCCAGCTACAGCGGTGTAGTTGGCAGACTTAGAAACAACTGGCTGCGTGAAAGGTGCTTTGGCGTTTAGCTGAGTCTGAAGCGCTGAGGTAACGCCTGAAAGATACCCGAGTTCGGTTGAGGTGACGGAAGATACTGCAACCTTGCCTGAGCCGTCTGAGGCAAGCGCTCGGGATGCGGTTAGGTTTGCGGAAGTGATAGAAGTTGCCGCACCTGTAATCGTGTCTTGCTTAGCGGCAAGTGCTGTTCCGAGTCCCGTTACCTGAGCAGTCCCGATTGTGATGGCGGCTAGGTCAACATTCAGGGTTACATCGCCTGATGATCCGCCACCAGTTAGTGCTGTTCCTGCGGTTACTGCGGTGATGTCACCTGGTGAGCTGACATTCTCCCATGAACTGCCGTTGAAAAATTGAAGCGTGTTGCTGTCCTGTAGGTAGGACACCATGCCCTCTGATACAGCAGTTCCTAGCGCGGTAGTTCTAGCGGCTGTGCCTGCATAGACCTGCACAACCTGATCCTGCACATAGCCCTGAAAATCGGTAGCCTCAACGACCTCACCGATTTCCCAAGATTTCCAGCCTGACATTTCTCTCCTAGACCGCCGTTATGTTACCGATAATGCGGTAAGTGTTTGTGTCTACGCACAAGATAGAAACAGCGTCATACTGTCCCATTGTGTAAGCCGTTCCTGCTGTGCCTGCGCCACCGAAGGTAACGCCTGATCCTGCGCTGATTGTGACTGTGCCTGCGCCATCCCTCACAACATCTACACGCTGACCTGCTGTAAAGCCTGTGGCTGTTCCTACTGTTGCGGTGACATTTGATGCAGAGGTAAATCTGATTGTGTTGCCGTTGTCGCTTGATGCGAAAGTGTAAGCGGTTGCAGTCGAGCTGGTGAAGGCGTTTACTACATTTGTGGTAGAGATTAGCCCAGAGGTAATTGTTCCTACTATTTGTGCCCCTGCAACTGTGCCACCGACAGAGTTGGCGCTAACCCACGCAGAGCCGTTGTAAGCCTCTACAACAGTCCCATCAGTCCTAAAGCTGTGCATACCTACGACAGCGGTTGCAATAGCCGCTGAGCGCTGTGCTGTGCCTGCAAAGACCATGATGCTCTGGTCCATGAGATAGCCATTGACATCTGCTGCTGCTAGGACATCGCCTGCGCTCCAGACTTTTCTACCTAGTCCCATTAGTTACCTCAGAATCCCAAAACATTGCCTGCTGACAGTCTACCAAAGATGCCGTCTCCTAGAGTCCAGAAGCCCTTGTCAACTGTTGCGAAGCCAATAGATACGATGTGTGCCTGTGGAGTGATGTCGTGGTCAATTCTTATGACCTCTGCAATCTTCTCGATGGCTGGTGGTATGCCGTTAGGCGTGTATTTGATTGTCACATAGTCAGAGATCTCAAGTCCTAGAATCTGATTCTGCTGAGCTACAGGCAACTCATCGAGCACAACATCTAGCGACTCGAAGCGATACTCAGGCTGTGAGTATTTGATGGCGTAGTAGGCAGATAGCTTCTCTAGGTAAACAGGGTCAGCAATCAGCAGGTCATTCTGCGTCAGGTTCAGCACACCATAATCACCGATTGAGGTCGGGTCTTGTGCGACAAATGTGCCAGCGAACTGTGAGCCTAAGACTATTTCGTTGTAGAGAAGTTCTGAGCCATAGACAACCTTTAGCCCCTGATAGGGGATGCCTTGTCCATCATCACTAAAGACAAAGGTCGAGCCGTCAGAGTTAGGCGCACGATCAGAAAACACGACATTGCCATCTGCTGACATGAACAGATTTCCTGGCTCAGACTTAGCGACCTGTCTAAGATACTCAAGCACATTCGCATCTTCAGGGTAGACATCTGCGCCAAGGTCAGTTAGTCCTGTCTCAATGCTTCTGTTCTCTGTGGGCCAGTCAACATCTGCAAGGTCAAGAATGGCGTTGACTCGCTGTCCTGCCTTTTGAGCCGTTGCAGTTCCAGCAGGTAGTGTCTGTGTGTTGAACAGCGTGAAAGCGTCTGAGGCAGCCGCCTGTGCCTCGCTGTTGCCACCTGGGTTGTAGTCCAGATTCCAGTCGTCAATAACACCTGTGAAGATACGCACTCCACCTGAGCTGATGCGAATGGCTCGCTTAGGAATAATTTGCCCTGCATAGGGGCTGAGGTCATACTCAGGGTCAAAGGTGCGGTCATTGTTGTCAAGCACAATGTTCGCTAGACCTGCATCGAACTCGTCAAGCTGTCGGTTTTTGCCTCGCCTTGTAGCGATGCTCTTTACCTTGTCGGTGACATCGTAGAAGATAGATCCTGATAGCGGATACTGAGTGTTATCTAGGACACCTTTAGTTGCGCTGTCGAGGGTAAAGAATGGTGCGTTAGTTCCAACAATGTCAAAACCAATTTCGACTGTGGGGACTGGAACTGCCATTAGTTATTACCGCTCACTAGGACCTGACCGCCTGTGGTCACATACTTAGTCACAATGTTACCGATGGTCTTACCTACCATAGCCTGAGACTGAGCCGAGTCTGTCTTTACATTTATGTTGATGGTTGTTCCTGCCGCTTGCCCTGTAGCAGCCTTGCCCTGAAGTGTTGCTAGTTCTTTCTGGAATGACTCTAGCTTGACTTGTGCGCCTGCATCTTGAGTAGCATTGGTATCTGCTGACTTGATGTAGTTTTGAGCCGCCTTGATACGAGCTTGCAAATAGGCAACAGTCCCAGCGACATCGGCTGCTGAGTCAATGACAATGCCTGTGGCGTTTCTGATGTTCTTGACTGCAACATCCTGAGTAACTACTGCTTTTTCAAGAATCGTTCCTGAACCTGGAGCGGTGATAGCTGCCTGAACATCAGTAACAGCCTTACCCTGAAGCTCTTTCATCTTGTCAAGCAGGCTGTCAATCGTTCCCTTTAGTCCTGCAAACCATCCGTCAAAGTCACCGAGGTCGTCAAGGAAGGTCTTTTTGATGTCGCCCATCGCAATACCGAATGCGTAAGCTGCATCAGCGAGCGCAGTAGTCAAACGCTTCTGTTCGGCAATCAGAGCATCGTCTAGCTCTGCCTGCACGATTGCAGACTGAAGCTTCAGCTCACGAGTGGCAAGACCGAACTTTTCTGTGATCTGCTTTGCAACTGCATCCATGCCTGTTTCGGATACAGTCTCAAGTTCGTTGAACAGGGTTCGCATCTGAGCACGAGTCTCAGGTGATGCGCTAAGGATGGCTGAGGCAAGCTCATTGCCTGTCTCTGCACCAGTCTCAATGACCTGCTCAATGAAGGTCTGAGAGAAGCCATCAGCGCTTAGCTGTGAGGCCCTCTGAATGAGCATCTTAGATTGCTCTAGGCGCTTGCTTAGTCCTGCAACAATGCTGTCTACTGATGAGTAGCTTGACTTCTCTACCTCACGACTGACAGACACGCTGAGGGTAGATGAGAGTTGCTTGACGCTAGTCTCAATCTCTTTGGTCTTGGTTACATCGAATAGGTCGTCAAGGCTAATCTGAGTGGCAGAACGGAACGCATCCGTCAGACGAGACATTGACTGCTTTACAATTTCAGCCTGACGCTCTGCTGCCGTCTTGCGCAGCTCAGCTACTCTGTCCTCGCTGTCACGAGTTATTACAAAGCGATCTCTGGCGTAGTCCTGCTCGGCTTTGAGGATTGCATCCTGAGCCTTCTTGATTACCGCCTGAACCTTCTTGAAGCGCTCAGCAGCAGTTTCCTTGGCAGGTTCATTTTTCTTAGTAGAAGGTGGGTTGTATGTAACCTTCTTTGGCTTAGTCCACTCTGTGCCAGTCCAAGTCTGCTCCCACCACACAGCCTGCCCATTAGGTCCTGAGTAGTTATACCAAGTGTATTTCTCACCTGGCTTTGGGTTGACAGGCTTCATGTCTCTGTCATTGACATTGCCTGGGTTGATAGTGCCGTTGGCAGCAGCAGCGAGCGCCCTTGCTCGTGACTCTAGCTGGAATAGTCTGCCGTCTAGTCTGCTGAGATCTGCGTTGTTTAGATTGTAGACAGCAGTAGAAGCCTTGTCGGTCTCGGTAGCTGTGTTACCAAATGCGCCTGCAAGCTTCTCAACTACAGGCCAGATAGCAGCAATACCAAGAGCAATAGCGGTGGCAGCAAAGACATAGGGGTTTGCTAGAACTGCTGAGTTGAATACAAGCTGTGCGACTCTGGCTACTTCGAGTGCGGTCTTTAGCGCTTGGAAGCTACCAACAGCGACAAGCACAGCAGTTCCCAGCTTGCTCACCATTGTCCAGTTCTCGCCAATCCACTTGGCAGAGTCAATCAGGAATCCGATTGCCCCCATCAAAGCGTCTGAGAAGTTACGGATTGCTTCTGAGCCTTGAGGGGAAGTCAGGTAGCGACCTAATTCCTCGACCACAGGGATTAGCTCTCGCTGCATAGTGTCAGCGAACTCATTGGCTACAGGCTGAAGTGCAACACCGATGGTCTCTTGCATCTCACCGAATGCAAGATTCATTCTCTGCAAGCCAGTAACAGTTGCAGCAGCAGTTCCGCCTACCTGCTTCTCGATGGCTTGAAGTATAAGGTTCTGCGCCTCACCGATTTTGTTGCCCTCTACGAGAGTCTTGATGCGCTCTTTCTCGGACTCTGTGAAGCTGATACCTGATCTGCGTAGTGCAGTCAATCCCTTGATTGGGTCTTGTAGCGCCTTACCTAGCTGAATGGCGTTGGTTTCTGCCGAGCCAAATCCTGCTGCTGCTAGGTCGAAGGCTGCCTTTGTAGCTCTGTCAAATGCGCCATTTGCATCGTCAGCGCTGGAAGCAAGTTGCGAGAAGGTAAGAAGGGTAGCCTGAACGCCCTTGATGAGTTCGTCATCTGCGCCAATGACCATCATCTGCTGGTCGGCGTAATCCTTTAGGCGAGTCGTTACCTGCTGAGTAGTATCGCCAAAAATGCCCATACTCTGAGCAATGTTCTCTAGTCTGCGATTAGCTACATCAGCAGCGTCAGCAGCCTGCACAGCCTGAGTGCCAAAGTTGACAAGCGCTCTAACAGAGAACGCTGCACCGAGAGCAGTCGCTAGACCTGTCAGCTTGCCACTTAGGTTGCCGAACTCTCGCTGAGCCTGCTTGATTCCCTTGTCATCGAATACCGATTTCAGGACTACATTTACTGACACTAGAATCCTCTACTTGCTCTGACAGCCCATTTGTTTACTACGAACTGCACATCTTTTGAAATCTTAGGCAAGTTCTTCTCTACAGCCTTCCATGCCATACGAGAAGGTCTGTTGCCTAGTTTGTTGTTCAGGTTACGAATGAAAGCATCACCGCTCTTGCGAGTCGCCTGCCTTCTAAACTCTACTGACTGAGCGCCATCGGCATAGGTCCTGCGAATTGGTTTTGAGTAACCAGAGCTTCTGTAGCCCTTGCCTATGTATCGCCCTGATCTACCTGCCATGTCAGCAATGCTTGATGCAGCAGAGTTCACACGAATAGCCAGCAGGGTTGTGGTCAGAGACTTACCGCCAGCTTGAGTGCGGAAGCGAATAGAGGTTGACTTAGCGCCACCAGCTTTAGGTCCTTTTTTGACTTCGCCCCACTTGATAGCAGCGCCTAGCTTAGCCATTCCTGATAGTGGAGAGTCAGTAGGGATAGCGTCTCTAATCGCCTTCTGTGGCTCTTTACCGATGGTCTTGACTTCACGCACGAACTCAGTTCGCAAACTCGGCTCAATAGCCTTCAGCTTCTTCTGCAAGGCACGAATGTCCTGCACCGAGTAAGGCTTGCCACTTGCACCTGTCAACAGCATCTTTAGCATGGCTTCACCTCTACTCAATTCTACCTAAAGGAAAACCGCCCCTTTCGGAGCGGCTACCTTTGTTGGGCTCGCCAGATTAGGTAGCGAGCCATTGTGAACCTCATGCGCTCTGACTCTTGCAGAAGCACACTAGGTGCTATCCCAGTTTCAACAGCTAGTGCAGCAATCTCCCAATGCTGGGAGCTGTCGCCTAGCCCTTGGATTTTGGGGCTTCAGTTGCACCTACAGCGTCAACAGTTTCAGTCCACTTGTCAAAGTCGAGGTCAGTCTGCTTAGTCCTGCTCAGCGTTGCGTGAGCCAAGAACAGCAGGTGAGTGAGCTTCATCTCGGTTGCTGCCTTAGTTATGGAGATGTTGAAGTGATCCTCAAATCTCACAATGTCAGGCGCAGAGCAGACTACCTCTACCTTTGTTCCAGAGTTGTATTCAATCTCTAGGTTGATTTTCATTTGTATTCCCCTTTCGTTGGGTTACTAAGCGGTTGCCCTAGTTACCTCGCCCGAGATAGGCCAGGTTAGGTTCTGCACAGCTAGGTCGCCTACTGCACCCGAAATAGGGCTGAGGTTGTTGACCAGAGCGGTGAAGGTGTAGCTTGGGTTGCTGCTTGATGCAGCAGTTCCGTTTGGCAATACTACAACAGTCGCAAGGGTGTTTAGTAGAGGCCATAGAGCTGAGTCAAGACCAGCAGCAGCGTAGTCGTTGTGGAACGACAGGGTGGTGCTACCTGACTTCAAGCCGCCAGTTACAGTTCTCCAGCCAGTTGAGCTGAATGCGGTGGTGTCAATCTCGTCTGCGGTTACAGCGATCTCAACCTGGTTTACATTTGAGGAGTAGTCAGTTCCGTTGATCTTGACTACTGCGTTGGTGAGGACCAACTTTGCCATTTGTGTTTCTCCTTAGTTAGCTTGCAAGCACTCGGACCTGAAATTCAGCGCCGAGATAGGTTGTGTCATTTACTAGAACTGGTCCATAAGATGACATTTCGGTCACTACACAATCAAAGGCCTTATTGTTTAGTGTCCTATCCGATTCTACCGCAAGCAGGACAGACGATGAGCCTGTGCTTGAACAGTAAGAGTCGAGATTCCTTTGCGCCGAGCGCTCGTCTGCTCTACCCACAATGACCTGAACAACAAAGTTATACTCAGCCATTCCGTTACGCATGTCTAGGTGATACTGCGCTCTGTCAAACTGCACGACAGCAATAGGTGGGTTTGGGTTGTCAGGGATGAACTCAGAGGTCCTTAGCCCTGGGATTGTGGCAAGGTTTGTGGCAATCGCTGTGCGTAGCTCTGCGATGCTTGCCATTAGCCCATCCTAATCTTGCGTAGCGAATCAACAAGCTGAGCAACATCAGGGTCAATGCGTGAACCAACTCTCATTGATCCCAACTCGCCAGAGATAATTCCCAGTGGCGAGTCAAGGCGCTTGTAGATACGAGAAGCCTGAATCACAGTTGCCTGCGTAACCTGAATAGGAGTGGTTGCCCAGCCCCATACACCTGTGACCTTGATAGTGGCTTCGTTAGCCAGAGTCAGGAAGGTGTAGTCACCGATAGCTCTGATGTGGTTGTAAGGCTGTGGGATGCCGTCAACGATTCCGTTTAGAGGCTCTAGCTGGTAGTCGTCACTAGCCCAAGTAGTGTCATACACTTGGTCGTCATCGCTCATAGTCTGTAGCGAGCTGAGCGAAATCATGTCGTCAATGTCTACATTGAGTGCGTCAGAAGGTGCGTAGTAGCGAACTGCTGTGCCAGCGTTGTAGAAGTTGCGGTTTGTGTATTGGTCAATGGCACGAGAGGCAGACTCAATAGCCATCTCCAGCAACGAATCATCCACATTGTCAGTAATGCGTAGCGCAGACTTTACCTGTGCGAGCGTTGCGTATCCGTTGGTAATTGCCATAGGTCTATTCTACCTCTACATCAACTTATGCGACCAGGTAGCAGGTGTGCGCTCGTTCTGTATCTCAATCGGCAGGTGGTAGGTGAAAGGCTTAGCGCCCTTGTCCTGTATCCATTCGGCAAGCTCACGCAAGCCCTCATCGAGAGTTACCTTGGTTGCGTAGTCGAGATACTCCCTTGCCTTGTCAGATGAGCAGATAGCGTGTTTGACTTCCTGCGGTCTACCAGTCATGTAGATAGGGTCAAGGTCAAAGCCCAGAATGTCAGCCAGCTTTTCTGCAAGTGTGTTGATCGTGATGGTCTCCTCATCTGGTCCGATGTTGATAACCTCGCCTACTGCTCTATCAGTTGTGCAGGCTACAAACAATGGGTCAGCCACATCGCTTACGAAGCTGAAGCAACGCTGCTGCAATCCGTCACCATAGATAATCGGTTGCTTGCCCTGCAACATTCGGTTCACCATAATCGAGGCAACATTGCGGTATGGGTCATCAAACTTCTGGCGTGGTCCAATGATGTTGTGTGGAACTAGGATTACCCACTCCATACCCTGAGTGTCGCAGATGTTCTTGACTAGGTTCTCTGAGGCTACCTTGGCAATTCCGTAGGGGTCTTGCGGAAGCGGTGTCATTTCCTCTGTAAAGGGCGTTTGTTGTGCGCCGTAGCGAGCCATCGAGGATAAGTAAACAAATCGCTTTACGCCACCATTGACGGCGGCTACGAGGCAGTTCGTGGTGGCTTGTGTTGTGTTGGCTACGACTAGGGATGGGCTGAATACCGATAGCCCTTCGTATGCGGTGCAAGCGGCGTGAATAAACAACTCTGCGCCAGCGGTAATCTTGCCTAGCTTCTCTTGGTCAGTTACTAGGTCAAGGTTGTAGAACTCTACGCCCTCTGGGACATTGCTCTCATACCCACCTATAAGCGAGTCAGCGCCTACTACTTCCCAGCCCTCAGACAGAAATCGGTCAGCGAGGTGCGAGCCTAGAAACCCTGCAACGCCTGTGATGATTACTTTTGCCAATAGTTATTCCTTCTGCGATCTAGTGACCAATGCCACAGCCCCTCAGTCTTAGAGTTGAAGTAACGCTCATTGTCAGAGAAGGTCCTAGAGTTCTGGTGTCTTAGGTTTCCATCGCTGTTGATTGTCGAGCTGTTGTCATGGTGCACAGGTGCGTCAACATAGGTGATTTCAATTCCTGCCTCTGCTGCTCGCTTCATGTAGTCATTGTCCTCAAAGTAAATCGGAAAGATGTTCTCATCAAACAACCCGATTTGTCTGACTACTTCCTCACCGATAGCAAAGGTCTGCCAGTAAGGGAATTGAGCCGTCAGGGTTATCTCATTTGTCTTTGCCTCTGCAAGCTTGGCTAGTGCACCTGGCTGATACTGAGTGTCTGCCGAACTGAAGAACCACACAGGCTCAAATGGTAGCAACTTGATACCAAGATTCCAGCTACCTGCTACGCCTTGATTGGTGGGCAAGTGCAACACTCTTGCATCAACCCAAGCTGGGACTTTGAGTGTCTCTAGCGCATCGCCGTTGTCTAAGACCAGCAGTTCAAGAGGAATGTCAATCGAGTCAACCATTCTCTGAAGCAGGTCATAGCGGTTCAGAACTGGGACAATCAGCTTCACTTCAGTTGTTCCTTTAGGAATGGCAACCACTTCTCTTGCCATACAGTCTCAGCGTCAAACTGCTTTGCGAACTTGCGACTGACTTCGCTGTGTGATCCCTTAGCCTTGGTTTCCTCATAGGCGTTCTCTAGCGCCTGAGTGACTGAGCCGATGTATGGGATTTTGAACCATGCGACCTGAGCCTCATCCCAGAACAGTTGCCCATTGACTAGGTAGCCATCCTCTGATACTAGGTCCTTCGGAGCAGTCCAGTTGATTGAGATGACTCGCTTCCCACATGCTTGCGCTTCCATGATAGGTAGCTCGAACCCACCGCCATAAGACAACTGAGCGACAACATCTGCTGCTGTGTAGATTGCAGCTAGGTGCTCACGCTCGAAGCCAAAGCGGTAGTCAATCGGGTTAGGGAATAGCACAGCATCCATAGGCAATCCACAAGCCTGAGCTAGTCGTGGCAGGTGGAAGCCACCGAATACGCCAGTTGGCTCGGTGTGGATGTAGAGGTAAGCGTTCGGGACTTTCTTGCGGAACACGCTGAACGCCATGAGCAGGGTGTCAAAGGCTTTGCGGTGGATTGACCTGTTTGCTTTGTTAGCAGCGTTGACAACAATCAAGAAGTCATCGTCTTTGAGGTTCAGGAATCTACGAGTTATCTGACCCTCAATCATCTCTGTTGGCTTGAAGATGTGAGTGTCAATAGCGTGAGGAATGTAGGTTGACTCAATGCCAACCTCAGCCATCTGCTCGACACCGAATTTCGCCATTGCGATTGGTAGCACATTCGGCTTCTCAATCCACTTCTTGACAGCAGGTGGCATAGATACATGGTCGAGTGGAGTCCAGCTCGCAATCTTTGGAATCTTGTCAAACTCAGGATTGTTTAGAACCCATGTGTCAAACAGCGTCATAAATAGCGAAGGCTTAGTGATGTCCTTGCTTGTGTGATGTGCGTGTGCTACAGGTGCAGAATCGTTTGAGTAGACATCAGTTCCCCTGGCGTATTCTGGCACTTTGCCAAATGGTGTGTCCACATACCCATTGACACCCTCACGACCATAGTTGACGATTGTTGCAACATCTATGCCATGACGCTTCATGCGAGTCACGACTTCCCATGACTGCTGACCATAGCCAGTAGGTTGCTTGATGCCGTTGCTGAACCAGCTAACAGCGCCGTTGATTTGCTCTTGCTTTTTAGGGTTGCCCATTTCTAGCCTTTCTTCATTATTCACCTTAGCAGAAAACCCCCGACATTTCTGCCGAGGGTTCTCTGTAGCTTGGGTTACTACTAAGCGGTTGCGCCCTTGTAGAACTTGATAGCCGAGGTGTCCATGAGATCTCCATCGACACGAATCTGGAAGCGGTAGTTAACCAGCCCGAGATTAAATTGATAATCTGCAGACTGGGCAACGTTAAGCCCACCAGCAACACGAACACGATAAGCGTTCCAGTCACCAGCAACGATGGACTTAGCAGAAGTTCCAGAAGCCATTGCAGGGTTCTCCACGAGTGGGCGACCTAGCAGGGTGTCAGGAGTTCCAGCAGCAAGGCTTGGCTGGAAGATGTATTGTCCAGTTGTGTCCTTGATCTTGCGGATAGATGCGATGGTGGTTGGGGATGCCATGAATGCGAATGCAGTCGAAGCACGAACAGCGCCATCTAGTGAGTAGTAAAGGTTGATGATGTCATCACCAGTTGGGATACCGCCAGCAGCAGTTCCAGTCACAGCGGAAGATGCAGCAGTAACTACACCATTTGGCTCGTCAGAGCCGCTACCTGTGGTGAGCAAAGCGTTCACCTGGTAGCCAAGGGAGTTTCCACCTGCACGAGCAAGCTCAGCCTCTAGGTTTACACCCGAGTCGGTTAGTAGCTCTTCGGCTACAGCGACCAAAAATGCCTGCTTGTAAGCGCCTAGAACTACAGAGCTGAAGGTTGGGTCAGATGCAGCGATAGTGCCACCAGCAGCTACCTGAGAAGCGGTGCTGTAAGCGGTTAGCTGTGGGAAGCGGATGTCCTCACCAGAAGCGGTGTTTAGAACATTGCTAACACGCAGCATTGGGCCTACCTCACGAGCCTTCTGCCATACCTGGTCGAAGAAGGTTACAGGAACTAGGTTGCTGTTTGGGGTAAGGGTGCGGAACTCGTGTGAACGAACCTCGCCACGAGCGATTGCACGCAGTAGGTCGGTGTCAGATGCGGATGCACCAGTAGCCATCTCAAAACCACGAGCTAGTTCGGCGGCCTTAGCCTCACGCTCTTCGATCTTGCGGATGTTTTCGATTGCGGCTGCACGCTCGTCTAGCTCTGCGTTGATGCGGTCAAACTGAACCTGCTCTTCAGCGGTCAGATCACGCTTCTCCTCAGAAGCTCGGTCAAG